TAGGTGATCCTTCTCCTCCATCTAAATTAGCAGTTGCATTTGCTTCTTCTAATTCTTCATATTCTTTAAGGTATTGTTTAAATTTATCTAAATAATCCATAATCTAATTCCTATTCATCTCTTTTGAATACATGGGCTTTTGTTGCTAATGCTACTGAGCCTGATAATTGACTTACTGCAAAATCATATACCGTTCCTGTAGATAAACTATTAAATGGAATAGTTCCACCATCTTGCAAACTAGCTGTTCCTTGTGCAGCTGTTACTATTAATAATGCGTTATATCCAGCATTTGAACCTGTTAAGTCTAACTGTCCTCCTGAAAATGTTAAAGTCTTACCATATTTGCCTGGGCTGCCTATTCTTTCTAAATTAGCTCTGCTGCCGGTTCTCCATCCTGCATCACTTGACCAATAATCCATTATTTACTCCCTATTTTTTTAAGTTCATTAACAAGTTCATAATATCGAAGCATTGTTAATACATCTTTGTCTTCAACAACATGGTTCTTATTTAATGTATTTAATAAATTTGCAACTTCTTTTAATTTAATACGAACTACTTTGCTAGGTACTTTTGTTTGAAATGATGAAATAATTTTTTGAAGTTTAGATGTTTCAGTTATTACATATTTTTTAAGATTAACAGAATTAGTTACGTTATTAATATATTCACGTAATATACGTTTTTGTTCAGCACTTAATTTAGAATACTTTTCATTAAATTTATCTACAAGTATTTTAGATGCTAAAATTCGAACATCTTTATGTTCTGATGTCAATTTTGGTTCATCTAGCTTTCTAGCTGGCTCTTCTTGAATATAATCTGAAACTGTAAATTTACTTGATACATATTCTTTCGGATCATCTGCTTCAGAGTGTTCAAATAATTTATAAGTAGAAGCATGTAATTTGTAATTATTAACACGAGATTTAAAAAACTCGTCTACATTATAATTTGATTTAAGATCTTTAATAAGATTATATTTATCTCGTCTTAATTGAGATTCATTAATTGTTTTTCGTGACCTAACAACTGCATCTATAAATTTTTCTGCTTTTGATTCAGTGTTAAATTTTGTTTCAGAAACAGTTCTGTATAATTTTAATTCTTTTGATAATTCTGACTTAGGTCTGAAATGTCTTTTGATAACACGGAGCGCCTTTGACGGCGTATTGTTCATCGTATCGGATGCTACTTGTCTTACAAGTAATTCAAATATAAGTCCTGTGTTTTTAACTTTTGAATGTTTTATTCTTCTCATGAAATCGCGCCTTGTATATTCATACTTTTTTATAAATATGCTGTTGTTTTAGAAATCAATATCTAATTATTCTNCAATCAGTTGAGACTCATCCAACATTGTTCCATTGTCATTATTTTTTTGTTCAGTTGACATAGATTCTTGTATTATTTTGGATGATTTTTTTATTGATTTAAGAGAATTTATTAATGAACTTATCTCTTTACTTTCTGTACTTAATGGACTTCCACCTTTATATTTGTGCTGTAGTGGAGATTTATCAGAAGAAAATGATTTTCCTATCTGTTTTATTGCCAATGGATCTCTACCATGTGGTGAATCATGTGTACCCCAAGTGCCTGGCTCTTCTGGTCTGCCCGTTCCTGGTGCATGTTCTTGTTCCATTCCGGGTAATAATCCATTTCCTGCTGTATGCATGGAAGCTATATCATGTGGTGTTCCAAATGATTGGTTTGTCTTTTTCGGGTCATTACCTTCTGATTTAATTTGTTCGTGTCTGAATTGTTGTTTTAGGTCTTCTATTACTTGTAGTTGTTCTGTAGTCCACTCATCATGACTCATTCCAAATATATTTTCAAAAATCCATTTTTGAGAAAACATATTACTTTCTTTCATTGTATTTGCAAGTCCAATCTTTTCATTAAGTATTTCTACTTTTTGTTTTTCATATACAATAGATGGATTAGTTAATGATAGTTCGAAGTTAACAAGATCGGCATCTGTATAACCTTGAGAATACAAATGTACAATTGCAATCTTAGTTAATTCTGAAACAAATATTTTTTGTATTCTTTCAATTGTTCTTGCAAATCTAACATCTTCTGCTGCTAATGTTGCCTTACCTTCTACTCCTTCATCATATCCTAAAAATGCTTTTGGTATCTTTAATGCTGAAAATAATTTATTTTTTAGATAATCTATATCTTCTATTTGTCCATCATTTGTTAATCCTGGTAAAGCTTCAATTGATGTTCCGGTATCTCCACCACGTACTGGCATGAAATAATCTTCGATCATATTTTGCATGTTAAACTTAAGATTATAATCTCCTGTCTTCTCATCAATATATGGGACCTTTTTCATTTTATTAACGATTGTCTGAATATGATTATCAACTTCGGCTGGTGGTATATTACCTACATCAATTTTGAAAATTCTTCTTTCTGGTGCTCTCATAATACGATGTATTAACATCGCATCTTCCATTAACATTAATTGTTTGAATATTTTTCTTGCACCTTCTACCATCGATTTACCATATGGTAAAAAGTTTGTATCTGATAATAATCTAAAGTGAGCGATTTCAAAAGGTTGGAATTCTGAACTTGGTCCGGCCATTGGAGCTGTAAAATGACTTCCTCCTCCATGTGTTTGTTCTAGAACAAATTTGTATGCATATGGATTCTTTTCATCAAATCCTTCATCACGTCTAATTTCATATGCCGACATTGGTACAACATTAACGATTCCTATTTCTTCTTCAATATCTAACCATAAATAAAAATCACCATACTTACATGCATTCCTAATCCATGGCCATAAATTATAATCAATATTTAACACATCATAAAATAAATTTCTTAATATTTTTCTTACCTCATCATTTGAACTAGTAATTGTTAGTGTATCTCCATCTGCATCTTTAACGGTTGATTCGTCTGCATATATATCTAAAGCTGATGATATGATTGGGTCCATATCCATTGCTTCATAGTCTGTAAATAACTCTATTTTTGATGTATGAAAGGTTTGATTTTGATTATAACTTCCATATCCTGGCATTCCTCTATGAATGCCTGAAAATCTATCAACATATCGTTTATTAGATAAATTACCTGTTGATTGTAATTTATTTGTGTCTACCGCCTTTAATCGGTTTTTCGAAATTCTTCTTACAACTACATTAGTTGCAAAAAGTCTTCCTAATCGTGCTCTTAATGATGTATTTGCCATAATTTACCTATTATATAATAAATATCAGATTAGCCAAGTTAAATCATCGTTTTCGGCATCTCCTGATTTCCATTGCCATTCTTTTGGTAATTGTTCTGTACTTGTATATACTCCTTGAGATTTTCCGAAATGTCCTAATGATTTTCTTGATAAATCTATTCCTTGTTGATGTAATCTTAATGCTGTGTCACGTACCCATAATGCAATTCCAAAAGCCATTACTAGATCGTCGTTATACCCTCTTTGAGCTTCTGCTTTATGTCCATTCCATATAAAGACATATAATTCATCTATCAATCGTTTTGACTTTACAATTGGGGTTTTTTCTCTGAAATATGTTTCTATTTTAGATATCACTAATGGACGAGTTTTAGATGTGGTTGAAAATCCAGGAACTTTTTGTGATTTGTTTTTTAAATCATACCCTTTGCTCAAATGCACATCTTCATCTACATACGCATCTTGTTTATATGAATAATATAAGTTTTCATAATTTTTATCTATAGCAACTTGAATTGCTGCCCAACCTATATTTGCATTCTCTATTACCAATAGTGCATTATTCCATTCTGTAGCTACGGATACTAACATATTGCCATATTCTGTTGTACTTATTTTACCTTTATATTCTGCAACTTGTGTCATACTTTCAATTTCAATAACATGAAATGCAGAATAATCTCCTCCATCGCCTCGTGCAACATCAGCCACGACTGCATATGCTTTTGAATAATTAGGATAATCCCATAACCAATAATTTGAATCAAATCCTCGTTTTTCTTTAGGTTCTTCGACATATGTTTGTTCATACCACTGAATGATAGGTCCATCTACAATTGTATGACCTGAAGTTATGAAATCACAATCACATTCTTGTGCTGCCATTTTCTCGCCTAACAATTCTGTTTGTAATTGTCTCCAAGATTCATCTCGTTCTGGATGCATTGTCCAATGTAATTTAATTGGTAAAAATTGTCCGCCTGCTTCTGCATCACACCATGTTTTATGAAATAAATTACCTGTGCCGTTTGGTGTTGATAACATAATTGCGCCTCCACCAGTAGCTAATGTTTGTTGTGCCGCAGTCCATATTTCATCTATTCTATCAATAAATGCTGCTTCATCTAATACTAATAATGATAAGGCTTCTGATCTACCTGCGTCTGCTTTTGATGATATTGCTTTAATTTGTGACCCATTTTTAAATCTTAGACTCAATTTATTATCTTCCATCGTCCTTCCACTTAACCATTTAGGTAAATTATCATGCATTACTCTTACCTTAGTCACAAGGTTTTTTGCTACATCTTGTTTTGTAGCAATTACTAAAACATTAAAATCTGATTGGAATATCATTTTCCATAGTGCATACCCGGCAGTTAAAGTTGAAATACCTAACTGTCTAGATTTTAATATTACAGTATATCTATTATCTTTTA